AAGCCAAGCGCGAACTCGATCAGGTCCGCGAGCAGCTGACCAATGAGCGGATCCAACACGCCCAGGCCACCGCGGCGCTGGGCAACGTGGCCCATGCCCTGGAAACCGGCACGGCGCCGGACGTGGTTCTCGCCATGGTCCGCATCGCCCTGCGCATCACCCCGGGAGGGCGGCCGCTATGAGCCTCGCTGATGACATCGGCGACCTGGTGGTGGTCATGGCTGCCACCGCCTCGGTCGCCTTCGCGTTCTACGTCACCCGCGACGTGACGCCCCCAGCCATACCGGCGGCAACCAGCTTTGTCGCCGAGTGCCCGACCACAACCCAATACGAAATCTGGCATGTCGGCCCGCGGCGGTCCATGCAGATCACTTGCGAAGGAATCGCACCATGAACCACATTTCCCTTTCTCGTCTGCAGGCACTGCTGCGCATCGCTGAACGTGCTGTCGAACTGCACAAACTCGAAACGATGCGCCGGCACGCATACGCCGCGTTCGACGAAGCTTGCAACGCCTACAAGCGCAAGCGCCGGCTCGGCAGGCTGGAACGCGACAGCGTCCAATGGGACGCCATGATGGACGCCGTATCGGGCGAATACGCCGTCCTGGCTGGCTACAAGAGGGCCGAATACAACGGCAAGCGCCGGCTGGCCACCGCAGTCCGCGCCTACCTCAACGGGGGTGTGAAATGACCTCCAATGTCATCTTCCGCAACGGCGAAGCTGTTACGACGACTATCAACATCGCTACAGGCACGGAGAACGATCACGCCAGCGTCATCAAGCTGGTACGTACCTACCAAGCTGATCTCGAAGAGTTCGGAAGGGTCGGATTTGAAATCCAACCCTTTGATACCGCTGGCGGCACGCAACAACGCGAAATCGCCATTCTCAACGAGCCCCAGGCCACTCTGCTGCTGACGTACATGCGCAACACGGACATCGTGCGGCAGTTCAAGAAGGCCCTGGTGCGCGATTTCTACGAAATGAAGCAAGGCTCGATCCAGCCGAAGGTGCTGTCGCCGGAAGAAATGTTCCTGGCCCAGGCGCAGATGATGGTCGAACATCGGCAACGCCTCGTCCACAACGAAAGGGCAATTGCCGCCGTTCAGCAAGAGGTTGGCCAGCTTGCCGAGTCCCGCGTCTGGGACCACTGCCCGCAGAACTGCGAACCCATCACCAAGATCCGCGCCAGGATGAACAAGCGCTACGGCCTGCCCGCCTGGGTGGTCGACATGGTCATGCGCGAACTGCCGCTGAGTCTCAAGGTCCACGGCATGGTGCGTAACAACCACGAAAGCGCTGAAGGGTCGCACTACGAGGTGTGGGCCGTTGCAGACGTTACCCGGGTGTTCAAGCAGTTCGTGAGCGAGTGCAAGCAAGAAACCGCTTGGTTCGCCACGCACCCGATGATCCCGGAGCGGTTCAAGTTGCGCCAGGTCGAGGGGGAATCGGCATGAACGAGCCCGCCCCCATCACATTCGAGGTAATGCAGGAGGCCCTGCGCCTGATGCCCTCCGATAAGGCCCAGCCTTTCCGCTGGCCCTTTCCGCCCCCTGGGCCGGTCCTGGGCTATGATGCGCCCATCACCGGACCAACGGTGAACGGGTGTGGAAACCCGAGCAACCAGCATCGCCTTCCCCTCCTGGGGCAAGGCACACGCGTTCGCGCGCCTTCATCTATGGCGGCGCCGAGCGGGGCCAGCTTCGGCTGGGCCGGTTCGCTGGTTCCGGTTTTCCACCCCCGTTCGTGCGCCGCCGCCCCCACCCCCCTCAACATTCCGTCAGCAACGGGAGGGGCGTCATGCACCTGAATTTCAGACCTGTAATCTGGGTGACGCTTGAGAAAGCGTCTGAGCATACCGGCCGTTCTGTCGATTCGCTCCGGCGCTTGATTAAAGACGGGCACCTCGTGGAGGGGAAACACTGGAAGTGGTCCCCCGACAATCGCCAGCACATCAGCCTGGAGGGCTATGACGAATGGGTAAAAAACAGCAATTCGAAGGGGTCAGGGCGCGGGAGGCGTCGATCTTCATCGACTTCCGATGGAACAGAGAACGCTTCCGCGAACACCTAAAGCTGGCCCCGACCGCGCCGAACATGCGGGCCGCGGCTCGCATGCGGAACGAAATCATGGCCGCCATTGAAATCGGGAAATTCGATTGGAGCGATTTCGCCAAGTATTTCCCGGACTCACCGAGCCTGCCGAAGGGCGGCGGCGTTGGCGCGCAACCCACGCTTGGTGAGGTCGCGGAAACCTGGCTTACGCTCACGGAGCCGAATGTGGCGGTGACAACAATCCGAGAGTACAGGAATGCGCTCAACAGGTATTGGCTGCCTCTCTTCTGCGACCGGCCGATCGCATCGATCGGGTATGAGGAACTCGCGATCTATGTCGCCAGCCTACCGCTAAAAGCTGCCAAGACTTTCAACAACGTCATGACGCCGCTGCGCGGCTTGTTCGCTTACGCGCTGAAGACCAAGAAGATACCGCAGGACATTACGCAAGATATCGACAGCAGGAAAGGCCAGAAAGCGAATCCAGATCCGCTGGACCTGGAAGAGGTGGAAATTGTGCTTTCCCACGTGCTTTCCAAATATGGGCCGGAATGGCACAACTATTTCGAGATCGCATTTTTTGCCGGACTCAGGCCGTCCGAAGAAATTGCGCTGCAGTGGACCACCGTCGATTTCCGAAGAGAACAGATCCGAGTTGAGGCGGCCAGGGTCAGGGCCATCGACAAGGACACGAAGACCCACCACGCCCGAGACATTGATATGTCATCAAGGGCAATGGCCGCACTTGTCAGGCAGAAGACGCACACCTTTCTCACGGGCGGCTTTGTGTTTCGCAATCCCCAGACCGGCGGTCGCCTGATGGACACGGCGGCGGCCTTGACTGTATGGCGTCCCACACTCAAGGCGCTGGGCATTCGCTACCGAAGCGCCAAGCAGACGCGGCACACGTACGCCACGCTGTGCCTGCGAGCCGGGATGAACCCTGCCTACGTAGCACGACAGATGGGCCACGTGAATGCAAAGATGTTCTTCGAGGTGTACGCCAAGTGGATCGACGGCGCCGCGAACGACCTGGAAAAGAGGAAGATGGACGCCCTTCTGGGCGGCGGCCCTGCCCGGCAATCGGTCGCCGCATAGGGCGCTTCGATTTGCCACTTTGGGCACAACGTGGGCACAGACACCACGGAGAACCGCATAAAACTGGCGCGCCCGACAGGAATCGAATCTGTTAACGCGCCAGTTTGAACCAATTTACGCGACTTTTACGCAATAGCAATCCGCGTAAATTGGTTCTAATTAGACGGCTTGGGCGCAATCCTGGGCACAAATGTGCGGCGACATCGTTGCCACCGGCAAAAGGCTACTATGGCACTCTCATTAATCACCGGAGGCAGAACGATGATGAAGTCCGCCGCACTATTCGCCGCACTATTTCTATTGAGCGCCTGCACCAACAACGAAAGCACCCCGTGGAGCCGATTGGAGTCGGCCGCTCCAAAACTGAAGGCTGCCACCAACACCCCGGATGCCACCGTCAAATCATGGTGGCAAGCGCGCGACGCACGCCAGAATTTCGCCTCCATCGCTTGCGAAGAAATGCGAGAACTGTACAGCCCAATTGATCAAACCCTATTGTCACTCGCCAGTGATCGAATTACGGCCGATATCGCGGCCCCCGATCGATGCCTACCCACGACGTATGCTCGGGAGATTACGAAAGTTGATATCCAATCCGATACCCGAGCCCTAGTCCAGGCGCAGGTGTACAACTCCACCCCTCCAAGCAAAGGGTACACACTGGATGCAGACGATAGAAAGGAGAAAAAGCGAGGTATTCGCATGCAGTACCTGCTGGAACGGAGTGATACGAATCTACCCTGGAAGATTGCGCAGATTTTTTCCGATGACCGATATTGCTCCCATCCTGTAGTCGACGGCTGGTGCCCGATCTATGAAGGTCCTGCGGGAAGCGCTAATGCACACGTTTGGGCATTCAGCCAATAGCGCTCACACCGATACTACGAAATCGTCGTAGTAAGGGTGCGGGCAAAAATGGAGCGGCGTGACGTTTGCCCCCGTGGTGGACGAACGTCCCAGAATCCAAAGCTGGATTCCGCCCAGGCTTCAAAACTGATTCCTGGCCAGGGGGCACATCGGATGTGCTCCCTGTTCCGACGAATATCGTCCCCACTGCGTACGAATTTCGTTCGCAGTCGGCACGGGGTGAAACACCATCCCCTTTTGGATCATGCCCGCCGAGGGTGTCGGAAACGCTACCCCCCTTTCACGATGGGGTCGTGAAACGCTACCCCATCAAAGCCCGGAGGTTTTCGCCAGGATCGGTGAAAAGGTATCACCGTGACACCTTTTCTACGTCTACGTAGTTTTCCCCAAGATCGGGGAAAAGGTGCAGCCGGTGCACCATTACCGGCGGCCTCGAAACTGAGGCGGTAGGATGCGGTGGTGAAATGCCACCTCACAGGAGAATGAGCCTTGACCATGGAAGTCCCAGCCCGTGCGGCACCTAAGGTGATCCTGCGACAGGATCTGCAGGAGCGGCTTAACGTCACATCCAATACCGTGCGCCGGTGGATGCTGGCGGGAAAGCTGCCGCCCCCTGATGTGGATCTGTCTCGCAAAACGAAAGGGTGGCTGCTATCCACCCTCGTTGCCGCCGGCATCCGCCTTGAATGACTCGATTGCCCGGCGACCCGACAGCGCGTCATAAGCCCGCTCGCATGTCAGTCCGGCGATGCGGGCACGGTCAGCTTCCATCGCGTAGACTTCCGCCATTCCGTCAATTTCTCCAAGCAGCTCGGCGAGCAGGCCGATGGGGTCGACGATTGTCGGGCTTGGTTGGGCAGTGCCGGAATCGCGGGCGGCCGCACGGTTGCGACGTGCGAAGTCGGCAACGGCATCGCGCAACCGCTCATCAGCAGCGGCACGCTCAGCAGCCACCACGCGCGCCAGATTCTGGTCAGCTTCATCTCTCACCTCGTTGATTTCGACATAGCGCCGCTGTTCTTCCTGCCGCGCCTTGTCCTGTGCCATAGCCAGAACGCGGCTTGACACGGCCCGCTCGTCGCTCCAGTTCTTCTCGATCCTGGCGACTTGAGCATCCCCGCGCCAGCCCTGGACAACCCAAGCCAGTCCGCCAGCTATCACCGCCCCGGCCAGCGCCGCGGCGGCATAGCCGCGCCAGCCGATCAACGAAGACCCGATAGACATAGCCGCTCCTCATCCAGGCGCCGGTTGTACAGGCCCGGCACAAAGACCTTGGCGCCCTTGGCGTCCGTGACATAGGACCAGACAGGGGAGCCGTTCGGCGCGTGCGCCAGGGCGTTGCACCCTTCGCGCAGCCGGCCTGCGTTGATCAGGCCCACCGCGCGGCTCGCGCAGGTGCTCGGCGTCCCGAAATTGTGCGCATGGCTGCTCAGGGCGTCAAAGATGGGCTGGCTGATGGCCACGTCGATACAATCGGCAAGCTGCAGCTGCCCCTTGCTGACTACCAGGCGCTCTACCTGCTCGCAGCGCTCCGGCGCCCAGTAATCGCCTACCACCAGCGGCTCCGGGCTGGTGTGCTTGGTGATCCCCTTGCACACCGTGGGAAGGCCGCCGGCCAGCTTGTCCGCATAGACGACGTTCTGGCTTTCCCCTTCCCACTTGCCGAGGAAGGTTTGCAGCGTCGGCGAGAACAGCGCCAGCGCGCCCGAAGCAACCAGGGTGGCCGCACCGCCCGCGATCTTGGTTCCCAGCTTCATCATGCCCCCTTTCCCAGCCACCAATCACGCAACAGGCGCCAGTACTTCGGCACCAGCAGACCGATCTGCATTGCGAGATACACCAGCGTGGCCATCGCCACCCATTCGTTGAGCGTCAGTCCGTAGAAGACTGCGCCTCCCGCCCCTATCCCCATCTTGACCATCGCCGCCTGGTCTTCATGCATCGTGTTGCTCCTATTGCCGGTCTGCATTGCTGCCTCCCGTTGTGTGGACGAAAAAAAAGCCCGCCGAAGCGGGCCAGATGCCTGTGGGGTCAGCTAGAGCCAACCCGTTACGTCGATAACAGAAACGGGGCAAGCCCCGCCATAGCTCAAGAACGTATTGCTGTAGATGGGCGCCCAACCAAGATAACGAGTCCCATACTCGGGAAAGTTTGCATATAGGCCGTTCGCTGTGGCTGTGATCCGTTCATCGCACGTCAGTGTTTCCCAACCGCCGCCCATCGCAGGCAGGCAGTTGTAGCCCTGACGCGTGTATGAAAGGTTGTAGGCGTACTTCGATGAAGGCAGGCCCGAGAAGGTCCAGCCGTCCTGATATGCCGTCCGGTAGGCGTCGAAGTAGGTCGGAATGTCGAAAGTCTGGACCACATTCATCGGGCGGGCGGTGCTCATGAAAATGTGCCGTCCGCTCTGGTCCCATATGTCGATCGGGCCGCCTGTCACCCAAGGGCGGTCGAACACGTAGTATTCGCATTGGCCACGAAACCGGAAGAGGTATGTGCCTCCTCCCATGTCCATAGAATCCACTCCACCGAATCCCGAAATGGGACGGAAGAATAGGACAGGATCCAGACAACTCACCGTAATGTTGTTGTAGCGATCCCCTCCGGTCACACCCGAGTACCGCAGGAACATGTTCACGTTCCGGCTATCCACAATCAGGTCGCCGGCCTGGTTGTAGATCACGACTGCTGCATCCGCCATTACCTAACCCCGTAGATGACTTTCACGCCCACCCGCGGGCTCGGGTGGCCCGGGATGAAGCGCCAGGAAATCGAGCCGCCCGACCGGGAAATCATGGCGTTGTTTCTCGCAAACCCATAATCTCCTATCGCCTGGACCGCAATCCATCCATCTGCGCCGCTGATAGCGGCAATGTATATACTCCCATCGCTTGTACCCGTGGAGAATGAACCAAGCTGGCGGGCGATCCGGGTGTTGAAGTTGAACAGTTCCCGGCCGTACATATCCCAAATTTGAAGCGGTACCTGCGCCATATCAAAACCCTCCGAACCTGGCGCCCAATACTCCATTGGGGTAGTAGTAGCGCATGCCCTTATTGTTCACCTCGGTGCGCGAGCCGTCCGAGTCTGTGCCGTTGAAGGACATCAGCCCAGAGCGCATGTTCAGCGAAAACACCGGCAGCCCCTGGGGATTGGTTGCGTCAGAGCGCAGTACATCTGCGAGCTTGACCGACCCGATCGAGGCATTACCGATCTTGGCGCTGGTAATTGTGCCGTCCTGAATGAACGCGGAACGGATAAACGTCTGGCCGTTCTCGATGGCGAACGGCGTCGAAACCACGCCATTAGCCAGGTTGATCAGCGCCAGCCGGTCGGCGAGGAACAGCACCTGGGTCTGCATACCTTCGGGCGTGTTCTCAACACCGACGCCCATGCCTGCGGCGTACAGCTTGCCGTCCGGACCGGTAGACTGTGCCTTGATGCTCACCATCGAATTAAGGCCGTCTTTCACCTCCTTAATCTCGGTCGCGGCGCCGCCGCCGGACTCGATTTCCTTGACCAGATCCTGGCCAAGCATCGATTTCTCGATCTTGCCCCCGATCTGGTCCAGAATCGGCCCCGCGTCAGAACTGGCCTGACCGCGCACACCGATGGCGGACGCCGCGGGATACCACTCCCCGGCCACCCCGTTCTTGTCGACCAGCCGCGCCCAGAACCACAATTCCTGGCCAGCTCGCAGACCCAGCAATGTGTGCGTGTTCTGCGGGTAAGCGAAGACGCCCAACGGGATGGCCGATTCGAAGCTGGAATTCTGCGAGTAGTAGATTTCCGTGCGCTCGATGATCGACGGCCCAGGCGGCAACCCCCAGTCCAGCTGGATGGCGAATAGCAGCCCGGTAGCCACCAGGCTGGTCACCACTGGCGGCGGCCCGACAATGCCGTCCAGCTGGGTCAGCGTGGACGTGGTCCAGATCGACGCCACGCCCAGCGAGTTCAGCGCCCGCACGCGGAACGTGTAGCCGCCGGCGTAGATATTCGGCACCTCCACTCGCGTGTAGCCAGTGCGCGGCAGGTTGATCCAGTCCGAGTTGTCCCGGCGCCACTGCACCTCATAGGCCACCGCGCTTTCGGCCGCCTTCCATTCGAAAACGGCGGTGTGATTCGCAATGCCCTGGCTGACGATGTAGTACGCGCTGATCTTCGGTTCCGTAGGCGGCGACTGCACACCCGGCGGCACCACCGAAATCGGCGGGCGGTCCAGGCGCGTGCCGAAGTCCACGTTGTTGAACTTGCCCGGCTCGTGCTGGATGGCCGAGATATCGGCCAGCACGCCGTCCTTGCGCTTGATGCTCAGGACGCGGAACGTCTGCGCCGACAGCGCCTCGGATTCCAGCGTCCATACGCATTCCGGCTCCGGAACCTCAGAAAACGGCGTGCTGACATCGATATGCATGGCAGTGCCAGGCAGGCCGATCAAGTCCCACGTCAGCGCGGTTGAGTCGTAGCTGTAAACCCCGCTGTCCAGCGTCAACGGCTCGCCCATCGCCGACGCCACCACCCGCGTTTCGGACTTGCCGCTGGGCAGGTTCACGGTAAGGCGGTCACCCGGCCGGATGCCCAGCTCGGCGTCGACCACGATTCGGCTAGCGGTCGCTTCCCGGATGCGCCCGCCGATACGCCGGCCAGCCAGATGCTGGTCCGCGACTCGGATGATGCTGCCAGGGCGGACCTGGCATTGCTCCAGGCCGACGCTGAAGGTGACGCCGCGGGTCTCCAGATTGGAGGTCAGCAAAAGCCACTTCCCGACCCGGTTCGCCTGGCCGCGCGACGTGCATCCGAAGGCGGTGACCTCCAGCTGCTTGATGCCGTAGCGCGCGATGCCCTCTCGGTTCTCGACGTACTCAACCTTCTGGCGCCCCATGTCCGTCAGATCGCACCAGGACACCAGCGCGACCGTGTAGCGCGTGTTCAGCGCCGACCCGGTGTAGGAGAACCGGCCATCAATGACGTTGGCCGACGAGTACGTGTAAACCGGATCGCCCGGCATATCCGCCACTGCGATCACCGAAGAATTCGCCCAGTACGCCATGCCGCGAAACACCGATGCGAGATCCTGGATCACCCGGTACGCGTCGGCCGTCGTCTGAAGGTAGACGTTGCAGGTAAAGCGCGGCTCTTTCCCGCCGAATCCATCGTCCACCAGCTCGTCGCAGTACCGGCCAATCTGGTACAGGCCCCACTTGTCCAGCCATCCGGCCGGAACTCGCTCGCCCAGGCCGTAGCGGTCATTGCCCACCAGGTCGAAGAACACCCAGGCCGGGTTATCGGTCCACGCCGTCTTGAACGTGCCGTCCCAGGTTCCGATATAGGCGCGCGTCTCCGGGTCGTAGTTGCTCGGCACCCGGATGATGCGCCCCTTCATGTCGTAGGCGCGCGTGGGCACGCTTTGAAACTGCGAGGCGTCGATCTTGATGCCGACCACGGCCGACATGGGGTAACGCAGCTTGGCGTCGATCACTTCGGTCACGGCGTCGACGATGGTGCGATCCGCGATCGTGTTGCTGTTCGCGTTGGCCGTCAGGCGCCGAACGCGAACGTTCCACCCCTGCTGCGCGCCGGCGGGCAGGTCAATGCGATGCGATCGCGCGTAGCGCTGCGTGGTCTTACCGTCAAAGGCGCTGGCCAGAACCTGCTGGTAGGCGCCGCCGTCCCGGCTTACATCGATGGCGTACTCGACACGGTAGCCGTTGATGTCGCCGTTCGACGTGTCGGCCTTGCTCAAGCCTTCGACGGCCAGAGTCACCCGCACCGCGGACAACTGGCGATTGGTGAACAGGCGCACCCAGGGCTGCGTGGCCTTCAGCTCGGTGTTGACGCCGATGGTGTTCTCGGACGCCGGGAATCCAGGCAATGGGTCTTGCCATTGCGTGCCGGTCCGGAAGTCGATCGACACGTTGGAAAAGTTCAGCGAGCCGTCTGCATTCGCAACGGGCGTGCCATTGAGGTACACGTCGCGCAGCGCGCCACCAAGGCCATGCACAGGGCCGTAGATCTCGCCTTCGCTCAACAAATCGATGACGCGGGCATAGGCGATGCTATGCAGGCTATCCGGGGCTTCGCTGGGGCCTCGGCCACCACCGCCACCCTTGCCGCCCTTATGGCCGACGACAGGCGCGACTTCACCCAGACGACGCCCATAAAAAAAGGCACCCGAAGGTGCCTTTCTGCGTTGCCTCATTT